AGCAATTTCCATATTCATATCTGCTTCATCTACATGTTGTTCAACTGGAACAACAGTATTTTTTATCTTATAGTAACCAACAACTTTATAATAGCTAACAAATAGTGTTGCCAAAATTGTCACGATGCTATTAAGAGAAACCAATCCACTGTCGACCTCTATTCCATACAATATCCACAAAAAATTGTATAAAACACGCAGACTTAAAAACCATACATCAAAATCATTTGCCGATTTCGTTTTGTATGTACGCACCATTTGTGGTATATTATAAATTAAATTGACTACATTGGCAATTACAAGTAATATATTTTCATATGATAAGTCTGCCATGTTACGATATCATATATAAGATAACATTTAATATTGTATCTAATATATTATAATGCTGTCTACACTATTGCTCGTATGTAGGTAAGACAATATACAAGATCGACACATTTTTAGACATTTTATCATTTTAAATGCCGATTTTATAATTAATTTTATACATCCTTATATATTTATTTAAAATTGAAGTAGTTTAAATAAATATATAAGTATCACTACTAAAAATGACTCACGGATATTTATATTGCTTTTCAAATGATTCAATGTCTGGTATTCTTAAAGTTGGTATGACTGAACGAACACCAGATATAAGATTAAATGAAGCGAATAGTTCTGATACTTGGAGACCTCCAACTCCGTATAAAATTGAGTTCGCAAAAAAAGTGTTAAATCCCAAACAAAAAGAAGCAACGCTCCATACACTGCTTTCACAATATACAAACCGAATTAATCCTAAACGTGAGTTCTTTCGTGTTTCACCAGAAGAAGTAAGGACATTCTTTGACCTAATAGATGGCGATTTATGGGTTAAACAACCAGAAGAAGAAGAAGAAGAAGAAGAAGAAGAAGAAGAAGAAGAAGCAGAAGCAGAAGAAGAAGCAGCAACAAATGTCATTAAAAAAGGTTCGCGCGATATGAGTAAATGTTTTACACATGGACAGCCCATACGCCATACTATTGGCATTAATAAAACTTGGATTGGTATATACGATTCTTCAAAGAATGGAATTATTTGTGATACAAAATTTTATAAAACATTAAGTGGATTTGCCAAAACGCATTATAGTATAGATAGAAAAGACAGAGTCAACTCAGCAAATGGATGGAAGGAGTGTAAATGCGAAGTAAATGGAGAATGGATTTCCACATTTAATCTTTAATTAAAAGTGCTTTTATAAAAACAAAATAAAATAAAAAATGGCTTAGGTCGTTTTTTATTGGCGTTTTAAATGAGAAAAGGTGTAAATGCAGATTATTTACACCTTTGAAGATTTATGCACAATTTTCTTTTGAAAAACCAATAACAGCACACGCGATTCTTTTACCGGCGTTGCCAGTTTTTAAACTTTCAGCATTTCCACCTTTTCCACAATCGTCTTCATCTTCGTGAATAATTAATCCTCTACCAATAATATTACACTTAGTTCCTCTAAGTTTAATAACATTATCATAAAATGTGTATTTTGCTTCACCTTTATTATTTGTTTTTATATTACCTAAATCGCCGACATGCCTTTTACTCATACCGGGACACCCATGAGTATTTCCATACGGATTAAAATGAGCGCACATACTAGTACATTTATCAGATAAATCTCCAGCTTCATGAACATGAAACCCATGTAAAGAATTAGGAATTAATCCAGTAATATTTAAATCTATTTTTACTCGACCATTCGTTAAATCTTCACTAAATTTAACAGTTCCCTTAATACTGTCATTAAATACAGCAATAGCATATATAGGTTTATTTGTCATTATTGTATATAAATAATATATAATTACACAAATTATAACCAATAAAAATATATAAAAATATATAGTTGGTTTCATTCTGTATTATATTTTGAAATTAAATTTTGAAATATAATAAGCATACGTCAGTAAAAGTATTTTTTGAGTGTGTATTTGGGTCAATACAAAGTAGGTGTTGTTTTACAATTCTTACCATTTTGCGAATTACAATTCAACAATGAACTTTTTGGTTTGAATCCTTTTAATTTTAAAGACTCTATTAATTTATTTCTATTGGAGTAACCCTTTATTTTTAGAGGTTTGAAATTTGTTCCATTTCCATAAACAACATAACATCTATCTTCAAGACCCATGATGGTATTTATATAATATATTTTATATTTAATATTTTATATTTTTACCTAAATTCGAATGAGCATACGCCAGTAAAATAAGAAATCAAATAAAATAAGAAATCAAATAAAATAAGAAATTAAATTAGCATACGCCAGTAAAATAACTAATAAATAAAAATTGATAAAGGAAATAAACATTAAATGATAGTATAAATAAATCAAGTATGTCAATTCTAGACAAGTCATCTGTGACCGTTACGGATAAGGCGAGTGTGCCACTTCTAGACAAGTCGTTTCGCTTATTGGACTTCAATATATACGATGAAGTTCGTGAAAAGGAAACATCAAGCGAAAGCGACACGAGCACTGAATTCAAATATAAACAAGACACAAAGAGATTTGTTATACAAATGTTTGGAATCAATGAAAAAGGAGAAACATTTTGCCTATTTGTAAACGATTACAAGCCCTTCTTCTATATAAAAGTGGGAGATGATTGGACTATAGAGCGCAAGAGCGAGTTCTTGAATCATCTTAAAACGAAGATGGGCAAATATTACGAAAATTCCATTTGCGAATGTAAAATCATCAATAGAAAGAAACTGTACGGTTTCGATGGTGGAAAAGAACATAAATTTATACTTTTAAAATTTAATAATACTCCGGCTTTGAATAAAATAAAAAATTTATATTACGAAAATGGAAAGAATGGTAGACGATTATCCGATAATGGCTATGTATTTCAAGATACGGAAACATATTTATATGAGGCAAATATTCCTCCATTATTGCGATATTTTCATATCAAAGAGATCAGTCCATCTGGCTGGATATGTATTCCGTTGAAAAAGGCAACCCAACTTATGGAGAAAAAGACCTCGTGTAAGTATGAATATGAAATAGGACACAATGACATTATTCCGCTTAACAATAAAGAAACCATCGTACCCTATAAAATATGTAGTTTTGATATTGAGGCCAGTAGCAGTCATGGCGATTTCCCGGTGCCTATTAAGTCATACAAGAAATTGGCGATAAATATAATGGAATATTATGATGGATTAGACGGAGATATATCTAAAGGCGATTTAACCAAGATTATAAAAACCGCATTTGGATACGATGATGTAATAAATATCGACAAGGTATATCCTAAAACAATGCCCACTTTACAAATGTTGAATCGGTTACTAGAGCGTCTGTATGTTGAGAAAATAAAGGATTTATGTAAGGTTGTGTCGAATGAAAACACGATTGAAAAAATGTTTGAAAAGATGAACGCAAATCTAGATGACGATGACGATGACGATGTGGAGTATGATAAACGCGGCGTTAAAATCGATTTAAATACAAATATTATTGATTTGATAAATAACTCGTCTATTAAGCGAGATGAAAAGGTGGATAAAATAACAGATGCCTTCCGTGGTGCTGGATTTCCTCAATTAGAAGGAGATAAAGTCACATTTATTGGTTCCACGTTTTTGAAATACGGCGAGGAGAAACCATATTTAAATAATTGTGTAGTATTAAATACGTGCAGTAATATAGACGAAATTGAAAATAGTGAAATCAAAAGCTATAAGACAGAACGCGAACTTCTGCTGGCTTGGAAAAATTTGATTTTAAAAGAAGATCCGGATATTATTATCGGTTATAATATATTTGGTTTTGATTACCAGTTTATTCATATTCGCGCTCGTGAAAACAATTGCGAAGAGGAGTTTTTGAAATTGTCGAGAAATATTAATGAAATTTGCGGAGCCAAGGACGAAGACACTGGTCGTTTTAATATTGAAGAAAGTAAGATTGTAATTGCCAGTGGTGAGCATGATTTAAAGTTCATCAAGATGAATGGTCGTCTTCAAGTGGACATGTATAATTATTTCCGCCGAGATTACAACTTGACATCATATAAATTGGACTATGTATCCGGATATTTCATCGGTGATGATGTGAAAAAGTTGGAATATACTGATGCTATAGATAAGACAAAGATTTTCAGCAAGAATTTGACCGGACTAGAAAACGGCAGTTATATTAGTTTTGAGGAAACGAGTCATTCGACAGATTATTACAAGGATGGGCAAAAGTTCAAAGTGTCAAATGTAATGAAGGAAACTGGGACATTTGAGATAACTGGACAAGAAAAGCCAGATATGACAAAGCAAGTAAAATGGTGTCTAGCAAAGGATGATGTCACACCTCAAGATATTTTCCGCATGACAAACGAAGGACCTAATGAGCGCGCGATTATCGCGAAATATTGTATTCAAGATTGTAATCTAGTTCATCATTTAATGAACAAAATAGATGTAATGACTGGGTATTCAGAAATGGCAAAAATCTGTAGTGTTCCGATCAACTATCTGGTAATGAGAGGTCAAGGTATTAAGTTGACGAGTTATATTGCTAAAAAGTGCAGAGAAAAGAAGACATTAATGCCAGTATTAGAAAAACCGTTGTTTGATGATGGTTATGAAGGTGCCATCGTTCTTGACCCGAAATGTAATTTGTATCTAGATAATCCAGTGGCATGTGTAGATTATAGTTCTTTGTATCCGTCAACTATGATTAGTGAGAATTTATCACATGATAGTAAGGTGTGGACAAAAGAGTACGATTTACATGGAAATCAGTTGAACGAAGTCGGTGAGAAGGACGATAATGGAAACTTCAAGTATGATAATTTGCCCGGTTACGAGTATGTAGATGTGGAATATGATACATTTAAGTGGATACCGAATGCGAGAGGAAAGGCCGAAAAAACACATAGTGGAACGAAGGTTTGTCGTTTTGCTCAATTTCCAGAAGGAAGAGCAATTATGCCATCTATTTTAGAAGAATTATTAGCTTCTAGAAAGGCAACCAGAAAATTGATTCCTCAACAAACGGATGAATTTATGAAAAATATCTTAGATAAGCGACAGTTGAGTTACAAGTTGACGGCGAATTCACTGTATGGTCAGTGTGGCGCAAAGACCAGTACATTTTATGAGAAGGATGTAGCTGCTTCTTGTACGGCAACTGGTCGTAAACTATTAACCTATGCTAAGCGAGTAATAGAAGAAACATATGGAGATGTAATTGTCGAAACAAAATTTGGTAAGGTTCATTCAAATGCCGAGTATGTGTATGGTGATAGTGTAGCAAAATACACACCAGTATACATAAAAGTAGACGGACAATTACAAATAGTTGAAATGGAGAAATTGGCCGAAAAATATGGTGGTAATAAATGGACAAGATGTGTCGAAGAAGGTAAACAAGAGAAGGAGTTTTGTGAATTATATGGCGTAGAAACATGGACAGATAAAGGTTGGACAAGATTACATCGCATCATTCGACATCAATTGGCCAGTCATAAAAAAATGATACGCATATTAACGCATACTGGTATGGTGGATGTAACAGACGACCATTCATTGATACTAGAAGATGGAAATGAAATATCCCCAACAAATGTAGAAATTGGAACAAAGTTGCTTCATAAGACACTTGAACACAACTCAAATAATGAATATCTTAGTGTTGAAATGGCAAAAATATATGGATTCTTCTGCGGAGATGGAAGTTGTGGAATATACGATTGTCCTAGTGGTAAAAAGGCATCGTGGGCATTAAATAATGCGAATGAATACATATTAGATAAATATATTAACTTGTGTCGATTATGTTATCCAGAATTTGATTGGCAGATATATGACACTATAGAAAGTTCTGGGGTATATAAAATTACATTTAATTGTGCTGAATATGGAAAAAAAAGTAGAATGATAGAAACATATCGCGCTCAGATGTATAGCGGAAATAGTAAAATAATACCGGATTTTATATTAAATGGAACTGATGAAATTAGAGAGGCATTTTGGGAAGGGTTGTATGATGCTGACGGAGATAAAGACAAACACGGTTATGTAAGAATTGATCAAAAAAATCAAATTAGTGCGGCCCAAATTTGTTGGTTGGCGAATAGTATTGGCTATAAAACGTCAATCAATACTCGAAGCGACAAGCAAAATATTTATAGAATCACCGCAACAAAAGGTTTTCAGCGAAAGGTAGGAAACGCGGTTAAAAAAATGATGGAATTGGACTATCATGATTATGTGTATGATTTAACAACCGAAAATCATCATTTTGCGGCTGGAATTGGTAATATGATTGTTCACAATACAGATAGTGTATTCTTTACATTTAATTTGAAAACGCCCGAAGGCGAAGACATTCGCGGGCAAAAGGCACTCGAAATTACAATTGAATTAGCACAAGAAGCTGGTCATATGGCTACAAAATTCTTGAAGAAGCCGCATGATCTAGAATATGAAAAGACATTTATGCCATTCTGCTTGTTGTCGAAGAAACGATATGTTGGGATGTTATACGAAACTGACCCGAACAAGGGTAAGCGAAAAAGCATGGGAATCGTATTAAAGCGTCGTGATAATGCGCCAATAGTAAAAGATGTATATGGCGGTATTATTGATATTTTGATGAAAGAAAAGAACATACAAAAGGCGGTTGAATTTCTACAAACTAGTTTACAAAATATAATAGAAGAGAAATACCCAATGGATAAGTTGATTATTACGAAATCGTTGAAGTCGAATTATAAGAACCCACAACAAATCGCACATAAAGTGTTGGCGGATCGAATGGGTAAGCGTGACCCGGGTAATAAGCCGAGCAATGGTGACAGAATTCCGTTCGTATATATTGAAACAAAAAATAAGAATTGTTTACAAGGTGAAAAGATAGAACATCCGGAATATATAATTAAAAATAAAATTCGTCCCAACTATTCGTTTTATATTACGAATCAAATCATGAAACCTGTTCAACAAGTATTCGCACTAGTGTTGGAGGATATAGATGCGTTTAAAAGAAAGAAGCGTAATTTCCAAATGCAGATAGAAACGCTGAAAAATACGATTGATGACAAGGATAAGTTGGAAACAAAAATAGACGATTTAAGACATAAGGAGGTGAAAGCATTACTATTCGACAAGTATTTAAGAGAAACTGATAACATGAAAAATAATATGAAAAGCATCACCTCGTTCTTTACATAAATATTCGAATATGTATGGTATTTGCTTTTAGAAATTTTTTGTCTTGATCATCTAATTAGACAAACATAATATAACTAATAAAATATTATGTTTGTGTATAGTATAAGTTCAAATGAAATTGTTTGGATTTTCTCTCACTAATATGTTTGGTACAACAACCAAGCGTGGTACCAAGAGCAGCACAAAGCATCGTGGTCATCATCACACACATCGTTGCGGTCATCGTAATGGTCATCATCACAACCATCATAATCGCAGTCATTATAAAAAACATATGAAAGGCAGAACGCGTAAGCACAAAATGAGAGGTGGATGAGGCGGAGCAGCACCTATAGCCATTCCAAATGTAATGGTGGGTGGATGAGGTCCAATGGTGGCATAATTATTTTTAGCATAATTATTTTTAGCATAATGATTGGTCAGAAGAGAGATATTATAAATATAAGACATTGAATGAATAATTCAGGAATGACAATATTGTTAAGTATTATAAAATACTAGCAATATTTGAAATTGAACAAAAACATTCAATCGTTTGATGTTTCAAAGCAATTTACATATTTAAACATCAAACATATAGGAAACAATTAATTAGGACTTGTGGGGTTGTCATAGTTACGGGGATAAAGATTTTGACATTTGTTGTTGGAAAGATCTTGTTTTTTGTGGGGACATAGATCTTGTCATTTTAAGTGATAAAGAGTCCAAGGAGTCCGGATTTGTGTATTTGGGAATAGATTTTGTCTTTTGTGGTGACATAGATCTTATCATTTTAAGCGACATAGATCTTGGCATTTGGGGTGACCTAGATCTTGTCTTTTGTAATGACCTAGATTTTGTCTTTTGTGGTGACCTAGATTTTGTCTTTTGTGGAGATAAAGATTTTGTCTTTTGTGGGGACATAGATTTTGTCTTTTGTGGGGACATAGATTTTGTCATTTTTAGTGATAAAGAGTGGAGTGATCTAACAGATGTGTTTTTGGGAATAGATTGAATACTTGATTTAATCGTCTTGGCCATTCGTTTACTGCTAACACATTTGAAGCTGGGATTTCTAACATAACCTGGCTTACAAATATTAACACACCGTTTAGTAAGCGGATTAAATTCTTTGCCTACAGGGCACTCACGAACAATTTCTGTAGCAGCCGCAGCCGTCGAAGCATCCATATGGGGAATTGATAACCTAGCAGTACTATTGGCAATTTCAGCAGCAACTTTCATTTCGTCAGACACATTATTCGCAATCAAATGGTTCTCAATATGCTTGTTATGTTTTTCAAGAAGACCACTACTCGTCAAAATTTCCTCATATTTTGCTAGTAATTGTTCAGAAGTGGCACGTAGAAATATTCTTGGGTGTAACATATTCATACATATATCACCTAATTTTTTATAAAAGTCATCAGACAATAAATGTCTAGACCGATGTAGAAGAAACATAAGAGCAATTCCAAGACCATATGTATCAACCGTATCAATAGATTTACTGACAAATCGGTCGTAGGAATCATCCGTCTCTTCAAATTCAAGAATATTTTTAAACGCGCCTTTAGCAATCCTCATGGACGCATTATCTCTTTCCGTTTTATTATAATTAAAATTGAGTGTGCTATAAAAAAAATACCCGCAATTATTCGCAACCGAATCAGAAAATGCTTTATATGCGCTCATATTCTTTCCACTGTTCGCGGTTTCCATATAATCATCTTTATTCCAACAAATACATTCAAATGGAAACGACCAATGATGTTTATTGCCGAGCCAAGACTTCGATCGTTTCGCATCAAAAATACGCACGGATTTCTTCTCCATGAAGCCGAAATCAATAAAATTCACACGGTTTGTTGCCTTATCATATACGATATTTTGTTGTTTTATATCGTGATGAAGAATATCATTGTCGTGTAATACTTTGAGGCCATAAAATAGGCGAACAACTTCCAACCAGAATAGTTCAATGGCATCAACGTGTACTTTAGTTTTGCTCCATGTTCGAACTTCATCGCCAAATTGCTCTAGGTCTTGTCCACCGTACTTCATCACGAGCAAAGAATAATTGTCCATTTTAATTGGCTCAAATCTCCCAGAAGGACATCTAGATATGGCTTGTATATTGCTCAATATTCGGGCTGGTTTACATTCGCTGGGTTTACCTAAATAAAACTGCTTTTGTTTGTCGGCTGCATCAATAAGTGCAAATTCTCTCAGTTCTTTAATCGCATTTACAGTAGTCATCAACTTAGAAATGTCATTTTTGTTTCGTCTTTGCTTATCAAGACACAACATAGGTGGTTTATGTGCGCATCCAAATGTACCCTCACCTATAACATGTGAGGCCGCAAGATCACTCACTGACATTGTATAATATATAGTAAGAAAATATATGCTATATATTATAATTTTTATACATGATTCGTGATTTAAGTTCTATATTATTTATACTTTATGTGTTAATAAATTCGCAACGGTCCAAGAAGCAATCGCCATCCACATCCCATATAGAACATTTCCAGCTTCATATATTATCCACCTAAACGCATTACACTGAGGAGTAATTGATAGTAATGGCGATACTAATATACCATACCATGTTTTAGGAGTACAGTAGTAAACATATAATTGTGAGCATATATAATGGATAACCGTCCAACCAGAATAAAATAAAATGAGTGGTTTTATATTATCTAAAAATGTTATAATTGACTTGAAACATATATACGGCATATTACAGTTCATATAAGTAGCTTTAAATATTTTTATAATAGTAGATAGCACTACACATTACCGTCGTCGGTATCATGTTCAGTTTCACTATTGTCACTGTATGTATCGATATCATCATTGTTATTATTGTTCATATTATTCATTGTGGGCATTGTATTATCACCAAATAATCTGGCTGTTCTAGCTTGTGTAGTATATAAATTTGTAGGTGGGTGAATGATATATTCGACATTAATAGTTCCGTTATCGACAGAATTATATGAGCCATCACTATTCACTATATATTGACGAAATGTATCTGATAGTTGGTTTGTAAATAGACTTAACAAGTTATCAATACTTGGCGAAGTTGTCATGTTTGTATTGGAATTTGTATTAGCGTATGTGCTTGTATTAATATAGTTTCTAGATACATCAATGGTGTTATTTATATTTCTACTCGTATTAGCATTAGCATTAGCAGTCGTATTAGTAGTAGTAGCACTGCCAGTCACATTAGCGCTAGCATCTAAATTTGGCGTATTGAAACTACTACGAATATCGTAGCGACATACCGGACAGCGAACACTCTGACGGAACCAAGCAGTCAATCCTTCTTCCATAAAACAATGTCCACAATGTCGAATTCGCATAATTCTATCACTTGATTGAAATGGTGACTGTGTAATAGGACATGATGTGTGTACCATATTTTCATCAAATGGTATTCTTTCAGTCGCAGTTTCAATATGAGATGCGGTTGGACGAACAACAACCGGTGTTAAATTGTCTACATTAAACATGGCTGTAAATATCGGCGTATACATGTCATGTGTAGTTCTGTAACTATTTTGTCTTGCTCTAGCTGGTCTATTCACTCTATTATTAGCATTAGTACCAGTATTACTATTGGCATTGGCACGCGGATTAGCATTGGTACGAACATTAGCACTAGCATTAGCATTGGTACGAACATTAGCACTAGCACTAGCATTGGTACGAGGATTATCACTAGCACCAGCACTAGTACCAAACATTCTAGAGCTAACCGGATTGTATAAATTTTGTCTATTTGACCACAATGGTGTGCTATTGTAATTTGGCATGTTCAAATCATAACCATTTTGTCTAATTAAATCGCGAATACCATGTTCAATTTGTTGGATAGTATTGTTCGTTTGAATATAATTCATATAAGTATAATTAAGCAGATTAGTATACATATCAATTAATCGCAGTCTTGTTTCATGGTCCATACAGTATAAGTATATAAGACAAATATATTTAAATATTTATTTAAGTAGTTTAAACATTTGTTGGTATAATAAGTAAATATGGAAGGCAACGGATTGACTGGATTAGCAAATTTAGGAAATACGTGTTTTATAAATTCATGTATGCAAGTTTTGAGCCATACCACTAAATTAAATGAATTTTTTGATAAAAATAATGGAAATTATAGAGATAAATTATCAGTATACCACACTAAAGAATATTTGCTGGATTCCAAATTGTTGGTAGAATGGGACAATCTAAGAAAATTAATGTGGCAAAAGGACCAATTAATTTCACCAGGTGGTTTCATAAAGGCGGTTCAAAGTGTAGCAAGGCACAAGAAAAAGGAAATATTTACTGGTTTTGCTCAAAATGACTTACCCGAGTTTTTATTGTTCATACTAGACACATTTCACACTGGAATGCGCCGTGAAGTAGATATGGTAATAAAGGGTCAAATCGTAAGTAAAACAGACGAAATGGCAATTAAATGTTATGAAATGATGAAAACGATGTATAGCAAGGAATATTCAGAAATGTTAGACATATTTTATGGAATACATGTATCAAAAATACAAAAAAACGGAGAAATAATGAGCATTCGCCCAGAACCATATTTTATAATTGATTTGCCGATACAGCCAATCGGTGGTTTAAATATATATAAGTGCTTTGAAAAATATTGCGAAGGAGAGAAATTAGAAGGTGAAAATGGCTGGTTTAATGAAAAAACAAATAGCAAAGAGGATGTAGAGAGAAAAATAGTATTTTGGAGTTTACCAGAAATATTGGTGATAGATTTAAAGCGCTTTACACCGGACGGGAGAAAAATTCAAGTGCCGCTTGATCTGGAAACGGATAATTTAGATTTAAGCAAATTCGTAGAAGGATATGGAAAAGACCAATATAAATATGAACTGTATGGAGTGTGTAATCATAGTGGTGGAACTCGCGGTGGACACTATACATCAACTATACGCGTAAATGCGAATGACTGGTATTTATTTAATGATACCAATGTTTCAAAAGTCAGTTTTGACGGAAAAAATAATACTTCTGGTTATTGTCTATTCTATAGAAAAAAATTAAATAAATAATATATATAATAATGATTTTGTCTTATGATTCAATATTAGGAATTCCAGTAGTTGAAAGTGGTGGAATCAATACACAGAAAAATAGAAATGGTAATATGGGACTTGATTTAGGTGTTCCGGCAATATTACTAATGCTTATTGTTGTAATTTTGTTTGTAGTTCTATTTGCTAATTTAGGAAAAGACGAAACGGTATCCGATGGTAGCGCAAGCAATGGTTCAATGAATATATTAACCGTTCTATTAGGTGGTGTCGTGATTGCCGTATTATTATTAAATGGGCTTCAATATTTTTTTAATATAAACCTTACTGCTCAATTGAATAACTTATTTTCGGATACACCGTCTTTAGATTTGATTGTTGAACAATCTGAATATGAGCAAGAAATAGCACCCGTTCCAGAGATAACAATAAAGAAGCAAGTATTCCATGTACCTGGTAATAAATATACATATGACGACGCAAGCGCATTGTGTAAAGCATATGGTTCTCGTTTAGCAACATATGATGAAGTAGAGAACTCGTATAATAATGGTGCGGAATGGTGTAGTTATGGATGGTCAGATAAAAAATTAGCGTTGTTCCCAACCCAAAAAGAAACATGGAATTATCTACAAACAGTTGAAGGTCATGAAAATGATTGTGGTCGCGCTGGAATAAACGGTGGATATATAGCGAACGAAAATGTTAAATTTGGCGCCAATTGTTACGGATATAAACCAAAGATTACAGATACAGAATTGGAGTTAATGCAAACGTCTCCATTGTATCCTAGAACATTAAAAGATGTCAAAGAAGAAAAGAGAGTTGATTATTGGAGAAGAAAAATACCGGAAATATTAGTGTCGCCATTCAATAAAAATGTATGGAGTTTACTATAAAGTTGTCGATTCACATGATACACGACACGACACTACGCTAGTAGACACTTTGTAAAAATTTTATATTATTATCTTATACAATAATAATATAAATCGTGTTAAATGTTAAAGGGTGTAAATATTATACTTTACATTCTCTCCTTTCTTGTTTTTCTATTGTGAATTTCTCTCCTTCGTTTGGTTTTTCTTCCATGTAACATTCTTCTTTCCGGTTCTAACATGCTCAATAATTTATCGTACAGTCCGTCCTCAACAGCATCTGGCTTGTGCTCGTATTTAATTGTGTTGTTTTTCTGAACTTGTTTCTGAGTAAAAAATAGACCAGCTGGAACTGCTAAATCTTTAAATGTATTTAAAATACTCGCACTAACACTAACACTACCACCAGATTGAATCTTATTCGCTCCGTCCAGACTACTTACAGTATTAGAATTAGAAAATATCGTGTCTTTTAATAGATCAGAGTTTATTACAAAACCACCACCTTTCAACACGCCAGTTTTGTTGTCCGTTGTAAATACCAAATCATTTTTATCAAAATCAAAATCCATATACATATTACGAACATAAATTAATTATTATAATATCGCTTAATATCTGGAATTATTTTCACCTCCCGTTTTGCTTTAATATAAGTCATAATATGATCTACCTTCTCTTCGTCTCCAATTGTTTGTTTTAAACAATGTTCTAAAAAACCTAAAGTAATAGGGGCAGTTTGTCTATTTTGAGCAAATTTCAATTTACCATCGCTGATTTTTATGGTAGAAGACGATAAATTGTTTTCTTCTACAAATTCAAAAATATTATCAGTGAGCTCGTTTCGCTCCGTGCGAATCTCCTTCACCTTTTCATTCAATGTTTTAAGTTGCGTATCTAATGATACCCATTTCTTAACATGTTCTTGAAATCGATCCATTTATGTATGAGTATAACTAAATATCTTTATACCCTTGAATATTTAAAATGTGATAAAATTGTGCTAACAAATATAATGAATATAATGAATATAATGAAAATTTAAAGGACGGGTTTAGTAACAGATCCACTTAGTATCCTTGTATTTGGTATTATACAACTCGTCTGATATATTTTTGTCCCATTTTGTTTTAGTTTTTCGATATTCAAGAATTTCATCTATTTTGTTATTTTTATCAATGTATAGCTTATTCCAGTCGTCTCGTGTATTCCGCGACATATCTCCACTCATAATTTTATTCTGAGCATCAATTTCAGCGTTACAAATAACCTTTAATTCATTACAGAATTTCATCTCATCTATGTGCATGCTTATAACGTCCATAAATATATTTTTGTTGTAAATGGTAGGATATCTATATCTAATCGTATCTGGAATAATGAATTGATTTTTCTCTTTCACTTCCTTTACCTTTTTCTCAATTTGCGTAATAAAATGCTGTACATACTGTATATCATATTTAATAGGTTTGTCTGATGATTGATTCGCTTGTTCGACACCTTCGACCGTTTTATTTTCGGATACATTACTTAACAATATTTTACCAGATGTAAATTCGCATTCTGAAATAAGTTGATCAAATGAGTATGCGGTCATTTTATGTGCCTCTGCTTTAGCATCTAATTTGTAAAAATTTACGAGTGATAAAATAATAGTATTTATAGCACTTGTTCCGGAAACAACCTTTACAGCAGTTGTATTATCATAAAATATTCCACTAATAACCGTCGAGACAGATGAAATAATAATTGCTGGAATCATGAGTCGATACAGATAAAACTCACAATAAGATTTTGCTTCTAAATACAACATTTTTTGGCCTTTTAGATACAATGAAATTAGGTCTAACGCCGTTGATAATTTGCCGTCATTATATCCAAATTTAACGTTCATAGTCTTCATTACATCTAAAAATCCGCGATATGGTTTAAGAGCAGTAGGTTTTTTTGCAGCCTCAATATCAAGCACTTCATTTTCAACAATGCGGTTTTCATCTTCAGAAGATGTAGTCGGTTCATCATCTTCTTTATTATCAATAGTAAAATCCATGGTTTGAGGAAAATACATAAATATACATATGTATGTATTTATATTTTGGCGTTTTATCGTGACATTTTAAATATTGAATGGTCTAAATCTTTCTTTTTTTGGATATACGACGATGACGACGATTTTTAGACATACCGCGCATTTTTTTGGACATATGAAGACGACGATTTTTGGACATACTTCGCATTTTTTTGGTGATCATGCGTCTATTTTTTCTCATTGTTCGTCCTTTTTTATTAGCACCGCCTTCATGTTTAAATATGCTACAAAAATCTTCTTTTATTAATGGTCTCTGTAATATATTTGACGATTCGCCAAAATCTATAATTATTAATTCCCCATTTTTATCAATCATCACATTATCGGTGTGTAAATCATTATGATAAAGATTATTTTGTAGTAGACACTTATTGATTCTATTCACTTCTGTCGCTATATCTATACATTTGCCAAGTACAACATTAGTATCATCATATAATTCATTTAATTTAGTTACTGGTGTAGCATCAACATCTTCCATTTTGATATAAAACATAAACTCATCCTCATCTATTTTAATATTCTCGTCATTATTATGCTGTATAAACCCATATTCAATTAATTTGGGTACTCTAAAGTTACAAGTAGATTGTAATTTGATAAATTCTATATGATAATAAACTTCTGACAATATTTTTATTAGTACATTGTCTGGTTCTAGTTTTGGATTATTGCTATAGGCAAATACCTTGGTAAATGTCCCATTTTCGTCTTTATTAATGCTTTTGTTTTTAAAATAAAATAATCTTACACCCAGTGTAAGACCCTTATCTTTTTGTTTGACATATTGTTGCTTTATTTTACCTAAAAATTTATCTCCAAAATCTCCATCTGACATGTAAGTATAATTAATCATACCCGATTTTAATTTTTGTAAATGTTCTGGAATTGTTATAGGAGTACTAGTATTGCTTTCTGTGTCAGTAATACCATCCTCCGAATTAATGTCGTCTATATCTAGTTTCAAGATGGGTCTTTTTCTTTTGGACAAAGGCTGTGTTGATGACATATCAAACCTATCTATTATATTAACTCTATAATATATATTTAATGAATGTATAATAATATATATTATTCAAAATTTAATGTTTTTAATGTTTAAAATTTAACGCTTAACCGAACGTCTGTTCTTTCTAGAGCGTCTAACCGACTTGGTGCGTTTAGATGACTTGCCTCCACGCTTGCCTTGTGTGCGTTTCTGTAAAGCAAATAATCCAAATGGTACGATAGCTTCTTGAACAAAACCACCCTTTTTAGTTCGGCGACCTTTACACGAGCAACCCTTCTGGTGTCTCTTGCCACACAACTTACACATACCGTTTGTAGTATGTTTTCTCTTGCCACCATTTTGCGATGGCATGGGCCATCCTTTGGCAAGCACTTCTTGAACACCGTATGATGCTCCATCCGAATACGAAGAACTATTGACAGTTGGCGAATTACTCATTATATATTTAACGTATATAAAATATTATAAATAAGGTAAAATATTTTATACATAAACTGTTTATTTTGTTAAATTATTAAATTATTACACAACGGTATTAGATAATTATGTAAGTAATAACTTATAATATATCTCTGCGTTTATCACGGATTGAAACAATCCTCTTATACTCGTCGGTATTTATTATTTCCTTTACAACTAAATCTAGATCATCTATATTTTTAATTTTCCTATTTTTACATTTACTAATTACTAAATCAATTAGGTTTTGAGATGTTTCAACATAATTTGATTTTTGAGTGAGCCATATTTTCTGTAATATAGGTGAACTAAACCATTGAATTCCGTTTGCTAACCATACAAACTCACCAGACTCGTCAAACGTACTTGATGTCATCATATCTTCCACGCTTTGAAAAATTAAACAAGTTATTAAATTTACAGCATGCCAATCATCTTGACCTTTAAAACTATCAAGGGTGATATCACCACCAAATGCTTTTATTTGCCAATCAAAAAATAAACTATTGATGAGATTAGGACAACTTTTATAAGAGTCATTCATTTCCCTATTAATACCGGTCCATGCTCTATCTACAATTTGAAAAGTTGTTTCTATAGATGCTTGTTCTAAATTACGTCGAAATACACTATATGTTAATATAACACCAATTACTGCAAATATTCCTATGATTATATCTAATTTATCTACGAATCTATCAAGCATGGAGTGTTTTTTTGCTATAGACGACGTGTATATTAATATTAACATTATAATAACACCGATACCTACTATAATATTAAAATATTCGAGTATAAAACTAGCCATATTATATATATAATTATTGATATTTTATTTGTATGATTATATATATTAAATAAATTATCTGTGATTATACACTAAAATATTTCATCTATGCATACATTAATTTTATAGGATTGTAATTATAGTTATGTTCTAAACCTAAATGTGATATACCATGAATACCTATGCCAATTGAAAAAATCAATGTTAAAATAATCAATTTGTATGGCTCTAACATAATAACCTTTGAATAGTTTTTGTATAATATAAGAGTGGCTAGTAATATAAGAAGCCCGTTTATAATATGAGCATAAATAGATGGTATGAAATAATTCATATATATATGTTTTATATTATAACTTTTTATTATGTGTATGTCTTGTATATGTGTGTAAAATATTGTAAATAATATAAATACACTTGTTTATATTATTTATAAAGATGAATAGAGTTGAACAAATGAAACAAATTCAAAAAGAAGGATTAGATTTATTTACAAAAAAAAATATCGACTATGGTGACGCATTCGCTAAATATGGATTTATCGGTGTATTGATGCGAATAGAAGATAAAATACAACGATCTCTATCTATAACAAAAAATGGAATAAATTTAGTTAACGATGAAGGAATTAGAGATACGTTGCTAGATTTACATAATTATTCAGCAATGGCATTGATGTTATTATATGAATAATTATATTTTACACGCGGTTATCATGTATATAAAAACAATTTAACGTCGTCTATGGCTTTTGGAATGTGTAGAAGCCTTCTTGTTTCTTTGGCTTCTCTTTTGCCACGCAAAAATTCCAAATGGAACGATTGCCTCTTGTAGAATCGCTCCAAAACCAGCACCCATACCGCCTTTTTTGGCAGTTCTTCTGTGAGAAGAATGAGCACGTCTAGATTTAGATTTTTTGGAGGAACGACGTCTTTTTCCGCCCATCATGGGTGGTTGTGAATCACCAACAACTGAACGCATATTACCACCCATACCACCTTTTTTGGATCGGCGCTTTTTTCCACCCATCATGGGTGCTTCTGAATCTCCAACAACTGAACGCATATTACCAGTCATGATTAGTATTATACTAGATGGTTAGAAAATAATATTACTTAAGAGCCATACTTTTTAAATTGGTCCGCAATAATAAATAAAATATGCCTAAAATTAATAAAAAACTAATAATTACGAATATAAGTGATAAATAGATATATGGATATATTTCTTGAACTATTAAACTGATTACTGGTTTGAAGAATTCCTTTACTTCTTTTTTAACATCATCTCTTGCCAATACTAATAGACATTGTTCTATAAATTGTTCCTTCATTAATTTATCTTATAAAATAAAATAAAATATTTAGCGTGTTATTTCACTATATTTTATCTGTAATTTTTTATAATGGACCAAAACATCTACTTTACGAATACAGAATTTGATTTTTCACATATTTCTATAACGCAACCAGTTTCAGTTCAAGGCGGTGCCTATTTTACTAAAATCAGATTCAATGGTGAGCCTCTGTATATCCAACCATCAAAATGTTCTACTAAACAAGGTTTAAACGAAACAAACAAAAAAGCATATATAGATTTGATGTTTACAAATGAAGACGAAGAGGTTATTGAGTGGTTCGAACATTTAGAGGAAAGGCTTATTAATTTGATTTTTGAAAAGAGGGAACTGTGGTTTCAGAATGAAATGGAAAAGGAAGATATAGAGAACTTTTTCAATCCAGTATGTAGGGCATTTAAGGGAGGAAAATTTCATTTAATTCGAGTGAACATTCCTAAAAACAAAACTATTAGCAATCAGTATAATTGTAATGTGTATGATGAAAATGAAAATGTTATTCCTATTCAAGATTTAAATGATAGCCATTCGATAATTCCATGTGTAGAAGTTCAAGGAATTAAATTTTCTGCTCGAAATTTTCAACTTGAACTTGTTGGGAAACAATTTCTATTGCTCAACAATAAGCAAATATTCAATTCTTGTGTAATTAAGAAGGATTCGAATAAAACTAAAATGTCGAATGTGGAAACTGTTAGTGAAAATAAAGTAGCAAATGTAGGTGCTGCTGCTCTAGCAAATGTAACTACTTTAGCAGTAGAAGCGCCGTTGGCAGAACCAAGTATCATGCCACCCGTAGATATTGTTTCACCAACCGTAGATATTGTTTCAGCAACAGTAGATATTGTTTCACCAACAGTAGATATTGTTAAGGAACTTCAAATTCCATCTATTACTCAAACAACCAGCGTAAGTGATATCAAAGGATTACATAAAAATATTATAAGTGCTTTAGTAGATGATGAAGAGCTCGATGATGACAACCATGAGGACAAACATGAGGACAAACATGAGGACAAACATGAGGACAAACATGAGGACAAAGATTATACCATAGCTACAAAATCTACTGAAAATGATCCACAGCCACAACCACAACCTATAAAGGTAAAACATTTAGAAGAAACTGCGCCGATTAGTCGAGAAATGACTTTAGAAGATATAACGAATCATTTAAACATTAGTAATAAAACAACAATCACTCTTAAAAGACCAAATGAAGTTTATTATGAAATATATAAGATAGCAAAGGATAAGGCGAAACAACATAAAAAAGCAGCTATTACTCATTATTTAGAAGCAAAACAAATAAAAAACACATATCATTTAGAAGATTTAGATGATAGTGATACGTCGTCAATACTAGATGATAGTGATGATAGTGATGATAGTGATAATAGCGATAGTGAATCAAACGAAATTAAAAATCAAATAAATGAAATTGTAGAAGAAGTATAATTTAGTAATCTTTAGAACTATTGATTTAATGTAAAATATGTTTTTAATTATGAAAAAATATTTTATCCTTTATTTTATATAATGGACATGATGAAGAACTTAAAAAAGCTCAAGGTAGAACATGCGATTCTCTTTTTAGTGGGCGCCGTATTTTTATTCTACTTAATAAAGTCGTATAGCACAAGCAAGGTAGTTGGAGCAGAATCGATGAATGGTCGCAAAACCCAAGAGATGTACAACCAATCTAATGCTTCCCAATCTGGCGGAAATGTTGAGCCCTCGCAACCTTTAGGTCAAAATGAGACATACGCATCCGCTACTGGTATGTCTACATCCACACAAGGACTTCCTCCTTCTTGCTCCAGATCCCCCGTAGCTGATCCTTCTGAGCTCTTACCCAAGGATACCAACAGTCAATGGGCTCAATTGAACCCCACTGGCTCTGGTGACTTACAAAACGTTAACCTTCTTCGTGCTGGTTACCACATGGGTATTGATACTATTGGTAACACATTAAGAAACGCCAACTTACAACTTCGATCTGAGCCCGCAAATCCTCAGTTGAACGTTGGTCCTTGGAATAACACAACTATTGCTCCCGATACCATGAGAACACCTCTTGAGCTCGGACAAGGCAGTCAGTAAATACTTAACTCGGTATTAAATGTTAAATATTAGAGTTAAATATTAGATATTCGTGTACTCTACTGTTACATGAAAATCAATAAATTATTATAATTTATATTATATTAATTTATTATAGATGAAGATACGTATCAATATGTTTGGGTTTATTATTATGTTATTTATATTTCTTATTGCTCTTAAAATGTATTATGACTCGGACGAATTTAATCTGAGATGTATTGTTTCTACGATAGATGGTAAGAAATATTGCGTTAGAGAGAGAAATAACATTCAAAACGCATCCAATCTTCTTGCCAGAACGACAGAAAAATTGGAGTATTTAGTTGAAAATGTTGGACAGAGATACCCAGATCGCGAAAATGTACAAAAATTGGTAAAAAACTTTAACCCAACCACAATTAAAGAAACATTACCAACTAGCGAATATACTGCTTATAGTGAAAACAAGGGTGAGAAAATAGCGTTTTGCTTGAATAAAAAGAAGACGGATAATGATAATCTGATAGATTCAAATACACTCATGTTTGTAGCAATACATGAAATTGCGCATATAATGACTACAAGTGTAGGACACACAGAAGAGTTTTGGAATAATTTCAAGTTTTTATTAGAGAACGCGGTAGAATTAAAAATATACACACCAGTTGACTATAAAAAGGAACCGGAAGGCTATTGTGGTATGGATATAACCGACAACCCATATTACGATTTATAATTTCAATTCTATATTTGAATTTATTGTTTGAATTTCTCTCCCATCACCATCAACAAGAGTAAAATAATACTTTGGATAAACATCACAATGAATACCAATTACAGTGTATATATTATGTTTGTATATTACACGCATACCCTTTTCTATCCGTTTTAGAACAGTCATATAAGTATCTTTTCCATTCGCCGTTCTTTCAGTTAATAGTTGTTTTTTAGTAAGAAAATATGTCTCTGGTATGATTGGGAAAAAAGTATCACAATTAAATGCTTCATCAATCAATGTGATATGTAATTCATTCAGTAAATTTAATTCTAAAAATTTTTTATATATTTCATGTCCGCCAATAACCCATACTTGATCATAATTTCTACCTTGTATGAAATTCAATAAAATATTTATATCTGAAAATGTTTTAACTAATCGTTCATCTTGAACATATTCCATTGAAAGTGATGTTGATAATATTAAATGGTCACGGCCTTTTAAAAATTTTATACTATTCCAAGTATTTTTACCAACTATGATAGCATTATTTCGTTTTCCAGTTGTTAATTTCTGGAACCGTGATAGATCGACTGGTAAAACCCATGGTAATTTGTTATTAAGACCAATTCCTTTATTTTTGTCCATCGCTACAATTCCATTAATAAGCATTATATATATATATAAAATAATATTTAGATTTTACACCCTTGAACATTTAAAATGGCACGCTTAATGCCAAAATAAAAATTTTCAAAAGTGTAAAATCAATAGTTGTGCTTACCGCTTCTCTTCGGCTTTAACAACGATGGTCTTACTTTTTCTTGTTTCTTTGCCTTCGGCAAAACAAGTGAAAGACGATGCTCTTGCTCCGCATATAAACTCTTCTGGTCTTGTTTGATTTTTTATCCAACAAGTAGTTAAGTTCATTATATTTACTGCGGAATTCGCATCTCGGGTTCTAAATACGTTTTGTTTGTTTTGGCAACTCACGCAGTTAGAACACACGAAAAGACGATATACTTCCTTATTCTTTTTATCTCGGTAATGTTTCATTTCATTATAACAATCACAACATTTCTTACTTGTGTTGAATTCATTGATTGTAATAGTATCATATCTTTTATGGATTTGTTTTCTTAATCCTTTATTCATCGTAGGCATAAAATGTTTCATTTGCGTATCCCTACTCCAATTTCCATAACCAATTAGGATATTAGAACCAAATGTTTCTTGGATTTTATTAAGGAATCTATCAATGCTTTTCTTACCATAACTATATTGTCTAAATTTCATTTTTCTCCAAGTTTCGTTTCTGTAAAATTCACCAACTTGTTTATTTAGTTTATCTTTTTCAACTAAATATGCTTTGAACTTGATATAATCAACCGAATTGCTATTTTGAACCGATACATGAGTTTCTTTTTCAATAATCTTATGCTTTTTCTTTTCTTGTAATAATATTCGTTGGTTTCTTTTTCCATAACTTTCTATTTTTCGCTGTGATGCTGTATATTGTAATTTGTTGCCATTCTTATCCATCATATACACTAACGAATGCTTACCTGGGTCGCAACCAACTATATTCCTATCTTTCAATGTATCTAATTGTTCTTTGGATAAATCTTCAATACCATAAAAATCTTGTTCTGGAATGCTTGGAACACGACTGCCCCATTTCTTATCTTTCAAATCTTTTCTAATAAATAACAAGCAACAACTAATTCCGTCAGTTTGTATTTGATGATGAAATTGGTAATGTAGATTTCTAAATATTTTATGGTTCAAGTTCAAAAAGGCATTCCAAATATCGTGTTGGTTTTCTTTGAGGTTTTTATGTAATTCGCCCTTTTTTATTCCATCAGTTTTATTTGCTGGACAGAATAAACTAACCAAACTTGCGGTATCCAAAAGAATATGTTTTGGAACAATATTGGTTCGTAGTGGTAAGGGTTGGAATAATTTACTTTCTTGTTTTTCCAACACTTCATTCATATACAACATTCCTTTCAAATATTCAAATGGTCTAACTTTCACATCATAATAAAGAGACTTTGTAATGTTGGTTGGTAAAATATTATGTAAATGAGTTGTTTTCCATTCATTGAATATTTCATCGGTTTCATTATTCAAAGTCATTAGTTGATGTTTCAACTTGAATAAAATGGATTTATCTTCTGTTATGCGTGATGTTGTTTTATTGATAAACCTCAAAAAGTGCTGAATAAAATGTTCTTGTGCGTTATTGGATAAAGAAGTATGAATTTGTGTTGCTAAATAAGGTAATAAAAAAGTGGTGTTTTTCAAATTAGTTTTCTCGTGATTTGCTGATGGTTGATATTCTTCCAAATAAAACTTTTCCAACTTATCCAGTAGTTCGGTATTTTTACTTTTCACACCTTGATTGCTTCGTGTTCCTAATGATTTGATACAATACAAAATAAAAGTGTTATCAATTTCAGGTAAAGCAAGTTTATTGGAATAGCAATTCAAAACATACAACCGAATAAATTGATAAGAATGTATCATCAAATCGTTCATTTCAAAAACAAGATTGTTTATTACAGGTTGGACTAAATTACGATTGAGTAAAACAGATTTGAGTGGTATTTTGAGCGTTTTGTAAGCAGTTTTATCATTATTCCTAAACTCTTTGAATTCGTCTTTCAACTTCTTTTTCACCATTCTATATTATACATACAGATTTTATTTTTAAGTAATTTTACGAATTAATATTCCTAAATGTTTTCGTTGTCTTGTTTTTCGTTCATTTCAAGTTTCAACTTCTCCTTTCTTTTCAAATATTCACGTTTATTATATTCCCTTTTTTGTTCTGGTGTCGGTTTGTAATCACTTTTATAATTTGTTTTTTGTTGATATTCTTTAACCCGTTGCTTGTGTAATTCTTTGTTGTTCTCATAATATTTTATATTTTTTAATAAATATTTATTTAACTGAATTGTTTTATCTTCTAATTCCTCTTTTAATTTTGTATTTTCTTCCTCTGTAATTTTTAATTTGTGTATTAATTCATCAACATTCATAGTTAGTATAGTATGATAAATATTATTTATGTAATTTATCATAATATTTATTTTGGCATTAAGTGTGCCATTTTAATTTCTCAATGGTATTATATATAAATGTCCGATTCAACTAAATTGATATATTTGGACCAAGATAATATTAAAAAAATGATAGTATTTTTCGGTGATAAAGGGGCCGATATAAATGAATTATTTGTTAAAGACAATCAAAATTCTCTATTTGATGGATTATTTAGTAAAGAGCAATTGAATACGATTGTAACGCAAGCTGTAAATGTTCATTTTACAAAGCAATTTATTTATATAGACGACACTATTGAAACCATCAAAAAAAAGATAATCGGTGTATTTGTCGATGAACTTTTAACACCTATATCATTTGATGAAATATATCTGTTCTCAAAACAAATACAAACTCTCAATAATTCGCAAATATATGATAGTCTTACCCAAAACGGAAAAATGACATTGACTCAAGATATTTTATTTCAATTTCTCTCTAACATTAACAATATCGATGTAGACAGACTACCTATTAAGGATACATACTCATTCAATGATATTATAGATTTGAACTTGGCTGAGAAAAAACAGCTAGTGAATATATCGCTAGGTCAACGATTTATTATTGGCGAAAATATATACAGCTTCGCAATTAATCCATTCAAATTAATAGCGTTTGACAAAATGCTAAGAACTAATGCCGACAATATAATTACGACTACGAACAAGGATTTACTTTTGTCGAACGGGTTTTTATTTGAAAACACCATTTATTTATGTTTAGCATATGATGTATTTAAATACTCGGCTTCAAAAGGTATATCAGAGTCGATAACCAGTAAGGTATACTATCCATTTTTAGGCGGTAAGAAAATTCTTGATTTAAAACAATTACAAGAGAAAAAGTTTGAACTATTGGATGAAAACAATGATTTACTTAGCGTAAATTTCAAGAAACATGTTGAAAATATCCAGATGTTTCATACAGTATATAATACACGAAAAAGTGAATTGAAATATATCGAACAAGGTGTTCAAAGTGTAGAATTTGTATTATCGCAAGATTTCGAGTTTAATGTTCCATTAGAAGTAATTTTCAAATTAATTCATGCCACGCGAACAATTCCACTTATCAAGCTGAACCCATCAAAAAAGCACGAAAAAATATACCGCTTATATTGTAATAAAAGTGCCAAAAATGGCAAGAAAATACCATACTTATCAAAAGCGGTTGTTTTTAAATTGGCAAAAACAATTGGCGGATCGAAAAGAGTATCGTGTTACATGGAATATGAGGACAAGTCGACTACTACGACTAAAACAATACCCATTGTTGTCGAATTTGATAATTTTGCCAACATATATGTAAAGGCCGAATTTAAAGAAACGAAATCAATCTCTGATATTGAAAAAATATTGAGCGACGCGATCAACCCATTAATTGAGGTAATTCGAAATTATTTGGTAACAAGTGGATATTCTATGAATCTATTCAAGAATTTTTACGATAAAAATATTGAGATTACAAACCTTAAATATTTTTCATATATTTCCATTGATAAGAATATAAATTTAAATAATTTACTCGGATGTGTTTCAAGCATATTTAATGTATTAGTAGGTGAATTGAAAAATGGCATTGTAATGCGCTATAAACGCGTTTCAAATTTTAATGAAATGGATAGTCAAGAAGCATTTATTGTCGAATTATTGAACCGCGCCAATGAAGATGAAGATATTGTGAAATTATTAATGGATAATTTTCAGCTTAGCGAGAGTGACGCTCAATTAAAAATAGCTGATTTATTAAATAGTTTACAAATGGTCCAGACATTGAATAAACGCCGAAAACTAAGAATAAAGAATAATCCTGGGTTTTTAACAAAAATTACACAAGACCCATTCAAACAAAATATTATGATTGAAATGGACAATATTAATGATATTTTTTATATGAATGTTATTCCTATTTATATTGATTCTTTGATTCGAATCACACAATCCCCAGAGACATCTAATGTGGATATATCTACAATTGATGGTCTATGTAAAACAAAACAAATAGACGATGTAGAACAAATAAATGAGATTATTGCTCCATCGGAAAAAGGATTTACTGAAAATATACCAGTCGCAATTATAGCCGAAAACTTGGCATTCGGTGATATGGCATCGGCTGTAAAAGATAAATCGATTAATGTATTGGACTTTTTATATGACGATGATGATGATTTGGATGATATAGAAGTAGATGATGGTATTGAAGTGGAATTAGACGAAGAAGAAGAACCATCCGTAAATAAGACAGTCAATGTGGACAAATCAGTTGATGAAGGCATCGATGTAGAATTAGATGATGAAGGTATCGATGTAGATTTGGACGATGAAGGCATAGATGTAGATTTGGACGATAATCTAGAAGGCGGTACAAACTCAAAGGAAACTATTGACGATGAGCCAGCGCTAGACAAACCAGATACTGTAGCCAAGAAAATAAAGAAGCCTATTAAATTAACCATAAAGGGAGATGAGAAATTGGAAAAAAATATTACTGGTATGAAAATAGCGGATCCAAACCCATTCTTTACAGCAATGTATAAAAAAGATCCGGCATTATTTTTGACGGAATCAGACGGTAAATTCAGTGCTTATTCACGTACATGCCCATGGAATAAGCGTCGTCAACCCGTTATTTTAACAGACGAAGAGAAGGAACTCATTGATAGGGAGCACCCCGGATCGTATAATGGACACGCCATTAAATATGGTTCTGACCCGGACAAACAATATTGGTATATTTGCCCTAGGTATTGGGATTTAAAAAATAATGTTAGCTTAAATATCGATGAAGTAAAAAGCAGTGATATTATTCCACAAGGTGATAAAACAGTACCCGCTGGAAAATATATATGGGAGTTCACTGATCCAGTATATCACATAGACAATTGTGGTAATTATCTGGATCTTTCCCCCGGATTTTTAAAGAAGGATGTACATCCAACTGGATTACGCGTTCCGTGTTGTTTTAAAATATGGAAGGATCCTAAGACTGTTATAGAGCAAACACAAGATATAGACGACTATATTAAAGGCCCAGACAGATTTCCTTTAGAGGAAAATAGATTTGGATACCTACCTTTTATTGTTCAAAAGTTTATAGATACTGACAATAAAAAATGTCAAGTTAGCGCTACAAATAAAAACCTAAAGAAGAATGAACCGTGTTATTTGAGAAAAGGTACCGAAAACAGTAAAAATAAATCTTTTATCGCGGCTATATCGGACATTTATTCGGAGAAGAATAATGATAAGATACTCAAAATTGATAATTTTATAAATGAAAAATTGATTCCCATGTTAACAGCCGATACTTTTATATCACTTCAAAATGGGTCGTTAATTAATGAATTTCAGAGTCCATTATTAGATAATGTAGATATTGAACAAATAAAAGATTCGGTCGTATATTCAAAGCTAAAATCGTCGAATCCAATTCAATTACAAAAAATAACGAGTGCGTTATTTAATTTTATCGATTATTTAAAATCTCCAAGCTCAAATGTAGACTATACTTATTTATGGGATTTAATATGTCAACCCAATGAACGACTATTTACAAATGGTATAAATTTAGTTATACTTAATGTACCAAGCGACGACAATACATCTAATATTAGTATAATGTGTCCAACAAATTACTATTCATTGACGAAATATGATCCTACTAAAGAAACGGCTATTATTATGCAAAAATACGAATACTTCGAGCCGATATATATTGTAATAGACCAATCTAAAAAAAACAAAATGAGTATTGTAACAACCAAGTTATATATTCCAAATTTAATGACAAAAATTCCAAATATGAAAAAGTTGGCCAATACTATTCAAGAGATATATAGTACCATGTGTAAACCACTATCTAGTTTGCCGAAGGCGTATAAGTATAAGGAGATCAAGTTTAAACGGAATATTACCCTAGAAAGATCGGTTGAAATTTTAACTAAATATGAGTTTACCATTCAAAGTCTGGTTGTGAATTATGATGATAAGGTCATTGGTTTAAACATAGAGAAGCGAGAGCAATCCGGATTTATTCCTTGTTTCCCATCTGGTATAATATCATCGTATGAATTAGTAGATATAGAAAATGAAGGTCAACAAAAAAATTTTGAGGAAACGATTCAGTTTTTAAAAATGGTGACAGATGAAACAAAGGGTGAAATTTTATGTAAGCCGATTGTAAAAATACTAGAAGATAAATTAATAGTTGGTCTATTGACAGAAACAAATCAATTCATTCCTCTAATTGAACCAGAACAAGATACGGATCAAAGTATAAAGTATTCGGTTGACGATGAAAACTTTATCCAAGTGGATAAAATAACTCAAACTAGTAAGAAAATTGACAAGACGAGGGAGGAATTTGTAAAAAAAATCAAATTAGAAACCGAGCTGTATAATGCGTTTAGAAATAAGTTGCGCACAATGTTAAATAACTTTATAAATAAAAATGTACGCGACGAAATAGAGATGGTGGCGAATTCTGTACAAATGGTCTATTTTTTACAGTTGGAACGGCTTATAATGTTAATAAAAAAATTATTATACAATGATGTTAATTTTATACCAGTAAGTTCGGAGAATATTAAACATATAGAGAATAATTTGAAATCGGGTGATGTGTTATTGGTACCAAAAACTAATTTATTAAGTAACTTGGACAACGAAACTATTTATTTCAGTAAAATAGCAGACGAATTAATACGGTATAATCGCATTAAACAATTCATGTTCAAACCAAAAATGTTTTTATCGTTCACCGACTTGAAGTATGATTTGAATATGGACGAAATTATTTTGTTACAATCGTTAATGACCAATGAATATTTTGATGATTTAGTACCAGCGGTTACTAGTAAATATATTTCATTTAATACATATGACACAACCGAGCCAAGTATAACACAAAAATACGATAATGAATATATGATTCCCGTCGAAAAAGACACACCTACACCTACGGTAGCCAAAGAAGCACCTACACCTACCGTAGCCAAAGAAGGACCCAGAGTCGAAAAGGTAGACGACTATATAAAACGCATGCCAGTGGAAAAAAGACCATTCAAAATATATAATAATTGCCCGGTAGCAATAAAGGAAATATTTTCAAAGTTAAAAATGAAGTTTAGAGGCGGGTACAAGGATCTTAATTTTTCATTTAATACTCCAAATTGTACATTTGATGTTGCTTTAACTATGATTAACAATATTATATCTACTCCTATCGATATTATTGGCGTAAAGCAGCAATTGATTCAAAAATATCAAGAGTTGTTTTCCAGTTATCCGAGAGAAATTGTAAATATGTTTGATTATTATGGATATATGACCGAGTCAAAAGAATTGGCTACTGGACGTTTATCAATCGAAAATATGATTATGAGTGAAAATTATTACATAACAAATTTTGATTTGATGATGATTTCATCAATGTATGATATTCCATTAACATTAATAGCACCAAGAGTGTATAGAGAGAATAACAATGAATATTTATCCATGAATGTTAAGACTGGATATACTTTTATTATACGAACATCTGGTGTGAATAAGTATAAGCCTGGGTTGCCCAAATTTAAAATGATTATAAATAAAAGTGGAGATGGCATGTTAGATATTATAAATTTACCCGAACAAAAAATACGCGATGAAATTAATAGTCAAACTAATAATATTGTTGATTTATTAAAAACATATAATACTATGATTTCAGATGAACCTATAGGCGATGAAAATGAGGCGGAAGATTTACCAGTTCGTCAAGATAAGCAAGAAGAAGAAGCCCTAGCCATAGCCATAGCCATACCTTTAAAAGAAGATAAACAACCAACAAAACTAAAAATAAAGACCAAAAAGCTTAAACTAGTAGATAACGAATAATTTCACAAATAATTTAATTATGTATGTCAATTAATTAAATTATGTATATCGATTATTATTACCTATCGTCATCTACCAATTGTAGAATTGAACGTATTATATGTTGATAATCTTCTTCATTTGTTAATTCGTTTCTTTGGAAATAATCAAGGCGTAAGATAAGTGTATGTCTTGCTTGTTGGTTTAAATTTACAGCATTTGTATTAATATCAACGATATTTTGAGAACTATCTACACTCGAATCATTAATATGTACATCAGCTGTATGCTCTTCAAAACTATTTATACTAATATTATCATCCATTATATCATCCATTGTATCAGTATCCGAATCAATAGATATATCTGGTTGTTCGATTATAGGATAAATAACGGTTTCATCCATTTCATCGCTATCATATGTATCTTCTGTATCATATGATTGATCTAGTATTTGGACGTTATCAGCCGTAACATTATTAGTCACTTCATTATCGATAATATCATCAGTGTAAGTATCAGTGTCTTGGTCACTATCGGCCTCATCTGTCAGCACATTTGGCGTAATATTACCGGAGTTTGTTTGTTCGCAAGCAATGGAATAATACTTTTTCTTTATAATATCAAGTTGTGTTTCATTAAAAGTATACTTTTTTATTATAGGAGACAGTTCTATTATTTTTTGTTCTCGATAATCAGATTGACTAGTAGAATCAAATATTGGAAAAATGGAATAATTATTACTTTCACTATGGTCAACTAGATAGCACCGTTGGTCTAAAATTATCATATCTGGTTTTGGAAAATATACATTATCTGGTAAAAATATAATATTGTTTTCTTCATAATATAATCGACTCATATAATATAATTTTTTTACAGATAAGCTAACAATTCGTCTACCGAAATACGGGTTTTCTTTATTGAAAGTTCTCAATCGTTTCATTAGAATCGATTTATATTTAATTCTCAAATCATCTTCATATGAATATATAGCAAGTAAATACAGTTTAATATATTTATCCATGACTTCTATTAATCGTTTCACCGGAAAACGCGTATCTATATTGATCGCCAAAGTTCTATATTTGCTATTATAATAGTCAAGCATAACTCGTATATAAATAGCCTTTTTATTTTCATCAAATAGGTGACAATTTTCAATAATATAATTCTTTATAATAAATTGATTATATAGTTCAAAATGTTTCAAACAAAAATTGCTCTCATAAAAACGAGAGAATAAAATAGACATGTTGATATTAGCAGTATTTTTTATAAAAAAATAAATGTTATATAAATTAGCTATAGAAAATGGTTTGTTATTCCATGGATTTTTTATTTTGTTTGGCTCTGGAAAAAAATTGTATTCGTATGACAATGATGTATTTATAATACGTGTCAAATCAAATATAGAGAACTGTTGTCTAATTTTATCTTGAATAATATCAATCTTATATCTAGATGACATTTCACTTAGAGGGTTGAAATTTAAATCCATTTGATCATCTAAGAAATTCTTTGTTTTAAATAAACAAATATTTTTGAATTTATACAATGCTAATAATTTTTTCTGTGTAGTAGAAAATATATCAAGCAAATGTTCCTTTTTAACTGCATCGAAATTGTTCGCACATAAAAAGTTTTTTAATACGAAATACTTATATTTTAAGTATTTTTTCCAAGTATACTGTTTCTTTTTTTTACATGAACATGATGTAAAATTACTTGTAAAAATAAAAATATTATCTATCCAATCACTGTTAATCGGTTTATTACATTCATATTCAAATATTTTTTCAAATAGATACATAACTTAATATACAAATATCAAGTTATGTTTAAATAAAAATTTATCTTATACTATTTAATCGTTATTTATATTATTGCTTTTGCTTTTTATTTTGTTTTAAAATTCAATATCATAGTCATCATCAGTTTTACCCAAATCAACTTCTTTAATGTTTATACTGTTACTGTCAATGGTCAAGTTAGCAATACTACATTTATCACCAGATCCGTCTGTACCGACAAAGGCGCTATCAATGATCTTTTCGCCATCCTCATCGTCATCGTCTACTGGTTCTTGTTCCATCAAAGCATTGATATCCGCTAACACTTGGAACGCAGATGTTCCAAAATATCCTTGTTGACCACACATCACATTTGCTGATACACCACGCATGGGATCCAATTCTGCGTGTCTAGCAGCCTTCAAGAACATCTCGGGTGTCTCCTCAAAAGATGCCTTGGCAATAGGACCGATATCATCATTATTAATACCATGTCTAAAGATGGAAATCATGCTCGACTTGTAACACATTCTATCGCAAAGCATACTGAGATGATGATAATTAATATATGTGCTATCAAATTCAATCACCTCTGTAAGTTCTTGGAAAATGGCAGTTCTAGCAGCCTCAATACCAAATGTACGATATACTTCTTGAATGTCATTACTAATAGTGCGATTTACATCGATATAATCCAATGCCAAAATGTCAAGCAAATTTGTACCTACTGTATCAAGAACCCAACTTTCCTTCTTGTTGTATCGTCCGTCTTCTTTAACAACATTGTCGGTAATCTTGCGCAAGTTTACCTTTACAATGTTTTTAACACCACTTAGAACAATGTTATTGAGAAGATTATCTTGGAAATTTTTGAGCAAGTAAATTTCATCTGACTGATCAAGTGGATTTACTTTACCGGCCTTCTTTTTGTTGGAAATCATATTTTTAAGGCGAAGTCTAAAGATTAACTTGTCCGAATTATAATCAGAGTATACACAATGAACTTCGTCATTAAAACTATTGCTAATCGCAAAATTTATGTCATCCATTGTGATATTCTTATCCAACATAGATTCCTTATCCAATTCCATGCGAATAATCCATTTTGACTTGTCCTTGGAATCAACGACTTGATGTCCACCACATTGATCTACCAATCGTTCAAATTCGTAGTATTGTGTTAAAACATCTACATCTTCCTCCACAAGACTTTTTAAATCATCCGGATCGAAACAAATATCAACCGAGCTAACAATTTCATGTAACTGTGTATGTTCAATTGAGGGAATAAGCTTTTGCGCACTTTCTCTACTGCCTTCTTGGTCCTTTGGAATGTAAATGGTTACCGAGGGATTCTTAGGATTTTCAGATAGAGATAGAATCTCTTCAATTCTAGGCACACCACGAGTTACATTTGACTTGGATGCTACACCAGCAAGATGGAATGTATTCAAAGTCATCTGTGTTGTCGGCTCACCAATGGATTGAGCAGCAATCATTCCAACCATTTCACCGGGTGCCACAATCGCATTCTTGTATACAGTGGTTATCATCTCCAACAAAGTAATCAATGTCTTTCGGTTGAAACGCTTGACAGTTAGAAGTTCAGTTGGCGATAGGTGAAAGTAATACATTACTTTGAATAGCTCTGTGGGAGGAGCATACACAATCTTCTCGAGATTTTGGAATGTATTTTCAATTAGCGCGAATGCCTCGAATGGTGTGATGTCAACCATCGAATTCTTATTGATGTGCTGTAACCCTTGAATATTATTGATAATATGTTGGAATGAAACCGGAATATGAACCATTTTTCCGTCAGTATCCTTGAAGATATTTTTAACAATCTTCTCACGCATTTCAATCATATACTCAATATAGAACTTGGATTTTGCGGTCAAGTCAGCTTGTTGCTTTTTCATACGACCAGCAGCGCCTTTGGTATACGGCGTCATGAATACACTTGTGCTGTCACTGTCACTTGGGAAATGGAAATGAGCATATATTTCTTCCAAGCTCATTCCTACAAGTGGAAGCAACTGATTTTCTACACGAACTGTATCCACACCATCATCGCCATATTGAAACTGAACAATTCGTTGTTTGTTATTTCTAACAGTCATATCGTATTCAACCTTTAGATCCTCCAAACCTTTAATCAATCTGCGTTGAATGTATCCAGTTTGAGAAGTTTTCACAGCAGTATCAATCAAACCAACACGACCACCCATTGCGTGGAAGAATAATTCGTCGGGTGTAAGTCCAGAAATAAACGAACTTTCTACGAAACCACGCGCCTTTGGCGAATCGTCAAACTTGGTATAATGAGGCAATGTTCTGTTTTCAAATCCATATGGAATTCGCTTTCCATCAAAGGTTTGTTGACCCAAACAAGAGATCATTTGTGAAATGTTGATATCACCACCCTTTGAACCGGCATTGACCATAATAACAAAACGATTGCTCTTCTCCAAACTTTTGCGTCCAATCTTACCCGCTTCATTGGTAGCATTATTCAATATATTTGTAACTTGTGTTTCAAATTCCTCTTCATTTGACTTGCCAGTTTTATTCTCGAAAATACCAAGATGTGTCTGGTCAATTAAATTCTTCACCTCCTTCTTCTTGGAAGTAATAGTCTGCGCAATTTTCTCATTTGTTTCCTTGTCTGCAATCAAATCGCTAATACCAACGCTGAATGCGCTAGTCTTCATGTATTCGGTTACTATATTTTGTAAATTATCCACGAAATCAGCGGAAGCCATGTTTCCGTAATAATTACAAATTCGTTGGAGAAGACCTTTGCCTCCACCACTCAACACGCCCTTTTCTAATTGTCCGCGAACATATTTTCCAGCGGAAATTTCTAACACATTGTTGGACTTGTTAAAGTCTTCTTCATCGCCAAATAGCTTGGTCGCATACTTAATAGTAATGGGTGGCATGATTTGGGATAATATGTCGAAACTGGTCAACTCTTTATTTTTCTTAAGAATAGATGTGTCTACTTTGTTAAATGCCATTAGCAAGTTCATTGCTGCTCTTTGGTCAAACTTTATATTTGGTCTTGTGAACCTATATGATCCTAGCAATGAATCTTGGAACACACCGATAATCGATGCGTTATTTGCTGGACTAATTATTTGATACGGCACTGCTGCCAAATTTTTCAATTCTGCCTCGGACTCCTCGTCTTGGGGCATATGTAAATTCATTTCATCTCCATCGAAATCGGCATTGTAAGGCTTTGTCGGCCTAATCCCAAAGGTTTCCCAGTGGGCCGGACTGTATCTTAAGCAAACTCGGGATAGCTAATCCTTCATAGTTCACCAACACCCGTTCAGTCTCTGAATGCCTTCCATAGTCTGCTAAACGACATTAGGAAGTAACACTGCGGATTACCCAATCCTCCACATTATTACCATACCCGAGTTCTA